GTCGGGCCCCAGGGTAGAAATACCTATGGGGTTCGAACACGTTGGTGCATGGATCTGTACCTTGGCCACATTGGGGGTCAAGGTACCTGGCTGGTCCCGCAGGGTTAATCTGCGAGCTGGTACCGGTACGGTAACGAAAACTAAAAAGAAGGGGGTTGGGAAGGGGGTTGAACTGGTGGAGCGGAATTACCTGGCTCTGCGGACTGCATGGACACTCGTACACGGGGATCCAAAGGATCACCGTGTAGGGCGCAACCTTAAGATTTGCGTCCGGTTCCTCCGGTTCCTCACAATGGTCGTGGGTTCCGGGGTCCCTGGAGTCAAGCAGTGGTCCCACAGAGTTCGGCAAGAGGCCCTAGAAGGGGGCCTCACGGGAAGACGGTGTGAGAGGTTCTTTAATGCCTCTACCGTAGGAAGGGCGATGGCGAGTCCGGTGCAAACCGACAAGCTCCTTAAGGCCACCTCTCAATGTATCGAGAGATGGTTATCGCCCCACTACGAACCACCTTCCAGCACCCTTAACGAATTAGCACAAATGGTCTACCGGGATGCCTCCCGGTATGCGCGTCATCGAAGCTCCACACCCTCCCTTTCCACCAAAGATGGGCCACGATGCCCCCTCCCCAACCGCCGGGGCTGCCTTGAATTCTCTGTCCGGCAAGGAGGTGTGACAAGGCGCCTCCGCAACCTCTCGGCCCTATGTGATCAAATAGGGTATCCCGAGGTTGGGGCGCCGCCAGAACCTCCTGCCATCCTCCCAGTGGTCATCAAAACTGACACCCCCTTCCTCTCCAAAGAGCAGGAAGAAGACAACAGGGTCATGTACCACTACGAGGTAGTCAACAAGGCAGTCCTTCAGGCCAGAAAGGAAGGTCGTACTAAGCCGCCAGGGCCAGGGGGGACACCATTCACCACCCTCCGAGCTTTCCAAACTGCCAGGTTCATCTCCCGGGACAAGACCGAGGGTATCACCGCTCTCTCAAACGGAGAGATTGGGGATACCGAGGTCTACATCCCGGAAGTTAAACCTGTAGCAATCTGGGAGCTTGGAGAGAAGTGCCGGGTGGCCTCCCTACACCCCGCAGCGCTTTCCCACTACGCGAGATGCTTCGCAGAGAACACACTACCCTTCCTAAAGTCCCAACGGGTCTTCGGTCGAGTCCTAAGAGGACAGAACATCGACCTCACCGGGAAGAAGGGAGCGCTACTCTACTCCGCAGACCTTTCAGCTGCAAGCGACTACATCAGCCACAGCTACCTACAGGTCCTACACGCACTAGGAGCGGGACTTGGACTCCCGCAGCAAGACCACGAAGCCATCGACAACACCTTACGGAGCTACAAGATCGTAGGAATGGACCAGAGCACAACGATGGGGGCCCACATGGGTCTAGGCACCACATGGACTCTACTCTGCCTACTTAACCTGTACGCCGCTCGGCAGGCCGCGCCAGACGCATCGTTCGCAATTTGTGGAGACGACCTCATAGGTCTCTGGACCTCGGAACAGGTACAAAGTTACAAGGATCATATCCACATCTTGGGACTGCGCCTCAACGAGCCAAAGAGCTTTTACGGAAGACATGGCGTCTTCTGTGAAGCCCTCGTGTCAATGACCTCAGACACCACCGCCAGAGGCCGCTGCGTCGCTAAGATCAGTGAGGTGACTTGCCCAAAGGGCCGCCCGGGGATCGCTCAAAGAGCCGACCTCGAGCGCATATCAATAAGTCACTCCCCCAAACCTCTCCGACTAGCAGCGATGACCACTCTCAAGAGGACAGAACACCGGGGCGTACCCAAGGGTCCTGCCTTCCTCGGTTGTCAGGGGGGAAGAGCGAGTGATAAGCTCGCGCTCCCTCTCCTCCATCACGCGCTCAAAAGAGGACCAATGCGGGTAAAGAATAATGACGACGATGTCATCAGAGCAATAACCGCAGAGGCCGTTAAGAGCGCGGAACGAGAAAGCAAACCTGGACATAATGTTGCAATCTCGGAGTACCTGCTAACCGCGCGCTGCAAACGTGAGTATGACCGTGTGGCGAACGCCCCTCGAATCGTCGCTGCCAAGAAGGCGTGGCTGGAATGGGTTCCAGACACCTCCAAGGTAGCGGCCGAAGAGGAGGCTGCCCGTCTACACGCGGCTAGGAAGTGGAAGACTCGTTGGAGTCACCACGACCTAGCCCGCATAAACGTGAAGGGATGGCTTTCGCTCATCCGATCGTCACAACATCTCACGTCCCGCGCAAAGAGCATCCTCCGCACCTACTTCCTCCGTTCTCGTCACCGTACCGATTTTCTTCGGGCAGCACGCCGATCTCTGAACTACATCCAGAGAGTTGGCGCCAAGGAGGTTTATTGTCCCTCCTCACTTTCCCCTCTAGAAGCAGCGTTCCCTCTCGGGAGCGACTACTGCCAAAGTGGGAAGGCCTGCCTTCCGAGGTGGGCAACGCGCGGCAGCAACTAAATCTG